TACGAACTAATTCGTTATGTGGAATAGTTACATCTGCTTCAGCTAATTGTTCTGAGCTTTCTTGCTCAATGCTTAGATAATCAGGCGGCCCTTCACTGGGCGTTTTCTTCCTTATGAACTTATCATCACCGTCGTCCATAACAAAGGTAGTACCACCTAACCTACTAGTTGGCACTAACGCTTCTTTTCCGCGCAGGCCTACTTTATTCTTTGGGGCACCTTCCTGTTTGTCTAATGGTCCGGGTGTGCTAATTCCAAACACCATACTAGGTACTTCTCTCCTAGCACTACTAGTTGTTAATCCTCGTATATCGTCTTCTAACAATCCCTGTTGATTAAAAATTTCTTCTAGCGGATGTGCTGGCTTTAATATTTTTGTAGAATCTATCATTGGAAATTCGTTTAGATTCTTGTTAAACTCTGCTACCGGAAGACGCTCTTTATCTGTTACTTTAGAATCTTCATCTACAAAGCTAGTGGCAGCAAGACCTGGCACCATAAAATTCATGTCACCCGCAGGAACTGATCCCAACCAATAGCCATTCTTTGGATCTCCGTTGATAAAGATTACCACTACAATTGTACCTACATCAGGTGGTACCATCCACATACCGTAGCTTTTTTGTGTAGAATTATAATCTGGTTCTTCTCCAACAAAGTCTCGAGGAGTATAACCAAAGAAAGGACTTACCATTTTAACCTGTTGTACCTGTGTACCTGTTCTGTCGTTACCAGCAGGTCTTAATATTTCAACATCTAAAATTCCGTTATAAGTGTTATCAGTATGTCTTACAACTTTGGCCAGCTGAGGAAACCCTGTAGTATCACCTTTGGGTAAATCTTGTGACGATCTTGCTTCGTTGCTTATATCACTGCTCATTTTTTATCCTGGAAAATCTTTTAAATCTGCATTATTTTTTGCAATTTCTTCATCACTTGGGCCTTCGCCAGCATCGCTTAAATCCCAATCACTCATGTCGGGTGGCTCATCTGAATATTCAGCTGGTGCTGGAACATTTTCAAGAGAAGTTGTTAGTCTACTAGCGTCAACCGGTGTTGGATTTTCTTGACCAAATCTTCTAAATCCGTTTAACACTTGAGTAAACTGTCCTTGTTTAAAACTATTTTTAATAGTGGTAATCTTATACAGCCCACTAAATTGTTGGACCGTCACTGCACTACCAAAATCATACATTCCAGTTGCTTGGTTAATGTCGATTGGAGTTCTAAAATTAACTATAGCATCAACTTCTCCGCTTTGATAATCAACACTTCCTTCAGCATTGAGATTTTTATAAGTTGTTGACTGAGCTGTGTAATTTCCAATACCACTACTGGTTAGCCAGTACGGATCTCCAACAATTTCTAAATCTAAATTCACTAGGTCTTTTGCGTTTAGTAGTGCATCATGAAATAATTTTGCAACTCGAGTTGCAGGTGTTTCTGTTCCACCTCCACCTTTGCCGTCAGTGGTAGTAGAAGTTCTACTGTAAGATACTTGACTTGGCAGTCCCATGCCTGGTTCTGGAGGCAAATCGCCTTTAGGTTGTTTAACAAATCCTTCGTCTTCAGCACCTGTTGCTTCATCTTCTTTCTTTCTTACATCTATATTTCTACGACCATCGTCAGCAGCCATCATCTGCTGAAAGCTATTGGTAAAATCAATATTAAAGCGAATAATATCTACGTTTTTACCTGTATAGATGTAATTGTATTCTTTAACTGCCTGGGCTTTTAACTGTTCAAATGTTGGAGCAACGTTAGGTGGGGCTGCTCGACTAGCATGAACTTCGTAAGGCACTACTCTATAGACATAAAGTTTTGGCTTTACGCCAGTAGTTGTTAAATTTGAATCATCATCTATTAGGAAGGTCTGAACATCAATTCGCCACCAATCTCTCATACCGTCTGGTTTTAGTGCGGCTGGATCTAGAGTCTTAGCAGAAAACTCACTGTTTAAAATAACTTGATTTATAGCATTATTAATGTCACTGTTTTGTGGAAATTTCATATCGCTAATTTCAGGATCAATTGCCTGTTTAGATCGATTCATAATTCCTTTTTTACTATCCCAAACTTCATCCATTTCAGCCATTGGTGTTGAAGCTCTACGCTCAAGATCAAATCCCATCTTAGCTTTGCCAATTGCATTACACTCGCCGTCGCCTTGAACAAATGTATCATTAATCTTACTCTGTGCTACACCTAATTTTTGGAATATAGATCCGCCAGCGGCTGGGGCGCTAGATGCTGAAGAATCATCTTCAGATTCTCCTCCTCCAGAAGACCCGCTAGAATTACTGGCTATGTCATTAGGGAACAAAATTAAATATTGATCCGCTACCTGCAAGATGCCTTTTTCAACCATGTCCTTTTGACGTTTGTTCAATGCTGCCTGCAGACTATACTCGCCTGTTTGTAAAACTTCTTGAACTGTCTTGCCTTTGATAGTAACATCAGTTTTAACCTGTGCAACTTGATTGCTTAGAGCTTGTTCGTTAAAAGCAAATGCTGACACATTGTATGTACTGCCTGCGCCGGTAACATTCATAGAGATATTACTAATTTTAATAGGCAAATATCTTGTTGTTCCTGGAATTTTTTGAGGTATTCCGTCTTGTGTATTACCTCTAAATTCAATTATTATAATGAAAGGGGCATCTCTAAAATTTTTATGCCCTGCTTCAAACGCTGCCTGTTGGCAGGATGTAAAAAATAAACCCATGCTGTAAGGTTCAACAATTTTAAATTGTATATTTGTTGCGTTAGTGTTACCTGTCTTTCTACTATTACCAGCGAATCCTTCAAAAGAAAGTTCTGTCATAAAGAAATCAAACTTACCATAGGGTGTTTGTACTCTATTATCTGGTTCGGCATTGGCACTTTTTAAAATTAATCTAGGACTAATTCCTGCTCTATAAGTAGAGTCTGGAAAATTTAGTTCGTTTGCATCTAGTACTCCTAAACTAAGAACATAATTGTAGGTTGCATAATTATGCAGTACGTTTGGCATTGGCAAAGTTACGCCAGATGGACTAATTAGATTTTTTGTCAGTGCTCCAAAAATTCCGCTAACAGCACCTAATGCTCCGCTAATTGAATCTGTAACATTTTTTATTGCTCCAGACAGTCCCGATGCAGGTCCTGTAGCTTGAAGAACAGTCTTTGCTGAATTTATAGCATTTGTAGCTTTTGAAATGTCAAACATATTACAATCCTAGTATAGCGAATAGACTACTTTTTTTAGGAATGTAGATCTGCACTCCGGTGTTAAAATCAAAAACAGGATCTTCAATGGTGTCTAAATTTCTTTGAGAAAATACCCACCACAAATTTGGAGTACCGTACAGGTCGTAGGACAAAAGATCTGGACGGTTAGCATACTGTGCCTCTATTGTGTAGAGAAAGTCGTCAGGTTCTGCACTGATTGTCCTTATACTAAGAACGTCAAGATAGTCTTGTTTAATTTTAGTTGTAAACCACGGACTGGTTGCTGTATATTTTGCCATATTAAATGTATCCAGGTGTTCCGTTCATGTATCCGCCTTGTACAAATTGTTGTAAGCTGAATACCCTTGCACTGTTTCTACTGTAAGCTGGCTCTACAGTAACAATAAATTCACTCTTAGTTGGAATATGAGTTGTTCCACCGCTGACTGTTCCACCAATACCAAAGCCTCCTAATAGGCTTGATACATCTCCAACTACACCTGCAATGTTACCTACTGAGTTAGCAATGCTTCCAATAGGTCCTGCTAGGCCACCAAGTTTACCTGCTAGGCCTCCAATGCTGTCTGCTAGACCTGTTACTGCACCAGCGGCACTGCCTTCAACACCTACGCCAATATAATCACAATCATTCTTTAATGATAGACTGAATTTTGTCACAACTACTGGTACATTTTTAAACACATAATTTCCATAACCGTTTAATAAAACAATTGGAGGAGGATTACCTGCAATAGGATCACGACCTGTGAACATTTTTGTTACAGATCTTAAATAATGAACCATTGCTACCCAATATAACGCTTGACTAGCATCTTCAACAAACATTGGTGCTGTGATTGTCATAGTACCGGGCTTACTGCTTTCGTATGTTTGAAAAGTATAATTTGAATGTATTGGAGTTACAGGAGTATATTTGGCACCAGACTCAATATTGATAGTAGGTGTATATGGAAAAACAAGACCTCCTGCATCTTTAAGAGGTTTTAAGACAGGACTAGAACTAAAAGCAGGCCAACTTGGCATACTTAAACGAACTCGCCAGTCTGAACTGTTATTATCACTGCTAAAAAGTGATACCGCAGCCATTACATTACCAACTAATTCACCGGCTGCTGGAAGATTGGCTGAACGTATTGCACCTAAAAAATCACCTTGTCCAGCTTTACTAAGAGCTGTGCTTAGATTGTTAGCTACACTTCCGGCACCTGCTAGTGCTCCAAATGTCTGTTGTGCGGCACCAATTTTAGATGTAATGCCAGCGGCGTTGTCAAATAACCCCATAATCTTCTCCGTTGGCTAGTATTTATTTGACAAAATTATCTGCGTAGTTTATAATTTACCAAAGAGGACCGGTTTAATGACAACAACAACAAAAGTTAACTATCTAAACAACAAGGACATGCTAGCAGAAATACACAAAAGCAAAAGTTCATATTGTAGTTTTACCCAACCAGAATATCACCAATACGATCTTATTCTACCAAATGTAGACAAGATTAATATACGAACGATTGCAGAAGCTAAACGCAATCGAGCTAAACGTATGGGCGAACAGGCATATCTAGCACGTAAGGCAGCTGGAGAAAAGGTCAAACAAGCTGATTGCGAAGTAGATTATAAAAAAATTGCAAAGACCGATGTTGTGTTTAGGATAATGACCTACGATCACATACCAACTAACGGAATAAGAAAGCGTAATCCCAAGAGCACAGCAGA